AGCAAAGGGTATATAATGCCATCCCGCTGGACGGTCTCTATCTGCATGGCAAGCAGACGGGTGTTAATCACCTGCGGGTCTACAGGCGCATCCCGGATAAGCAGGAGCGCGTCCTTGATGCTAGTCATGGCTGATGTCGCTAGGGTTAATCACCTCTATACGTAGCACGCCGTTATCAGTGCGCACATCCTCCTTGGCACGCAGGCACCCGCGCTCTAGGTCATACTTGACTAGGCTAGCATCGTGCTGGCGGCTCAGGCCCTTCTCCAGCCGGTACGCTATCATAATGTCCTTGATGCCCTCAATGGCCTCAGCCATGATAGGCGCGGTATCGTACAGCATCTTATGCTTGGACGTATACCCCATGTATCGGGCGAGGCCCTCTAGTGTGGCCACCTTTTCGTCGGCCTCACATCGCTTGATGTAGGCCTCCGCCGTCTGGATAGCATCCTCAACGGTCTCAAAGCGTCTTACTGGACACATAGGTAATCGTTAATTATTGTTACAAAGTTATCAAAATCCCGCACAACCTCGACGCGGTACCCCGCCTTAACTAAGGCGGCTTGCGCGGCCTGCTGATGTGGGGTGAGCCGCCCTTGTGGGGCCTTGAACTCGACAAATAACCCTCCATAACCATGGCGCGGGGATGCGATAAACAGGTCTGGCACGCCAGCCATCCTGCCCATCTCGTTGTAGAGGCGGCCTGTCCGCGGGTGCATCCGCCCCTCATTGGGCACGGTAAAGTGCACCACGCCCTTGTGCCGCAGTCGCAGCCACCGCACGCACGCACGCTGGAGGTCAGCCTCTCTATGCCTCATCGAGCATGGCGGTTATCTTATGCCGCATCCGGTTACACACGGTCACTATCGTGCGGCTACATACATACATGGCCTTACCATACAGGGCCTTATATATGCCCCGTAGCTGCGGCAGGGTATTAGCACCCCCTGGCTGGCGGTTATAGTACAGCAGATATGCGTCCACCGCCTGTAGCGCGCTTTCTAGTTCTTCTTTGGTCATATGCCTTTAGATTTTCGCCAATCTACGAATATCTCCACCATGCCCATTACGGCCTTGTCATTGTCCCCAGTGGGGAATAGCACAAAATCCGTCGTGTAGCGGTGTATGGGCAGCCCGCCTTCGGGCCACCGGAACACGCCCACAAAGTAGTGCATGCAGCGTATGCCAAACAGCCAGTAGTAGATGCGGTGCTGCCAGCTATCGCGGAAGCGCTCATATAGCTCATCGTCGTTAGAGGTAGTCTTGATCTCGTAGCCCGTATAGCCACTGATGCCATCCAGCACGCCTACCACTGTGATACCCTTGTGCACGCGCTCTGTCTTAGTCTGCCACATGGGGGGGCGGCAGTCGAGGTCTATGTAGGAGGCTATCACCTCCGACGGCACTACCCACGTGGGTCGGCTGCCCGGTATGGTTGGCTCGTGCCTAGCATTGTGCCAAGTGTACGGGCTGGTGTCGCCCGTCTCGCTCGCCCGCTGGACGGCGGACTCTACCGCCCAGCCCCACTCTACGTACTTGTTGGTGCTAAACGGAGCCTGTAGCTCTTGGATTAGCGCCGCCTCCGTTATATCGCCGTCCAGCATCCGCTGGAACTGGACTATCTGGGTGGCACTAACCCGCATGGCTACCTCCATCCTTGTAGCAGGCCGCCTCTTTATCCCACACTAAGCCCAGAGCCTTAGCGCGGGCCGCCACCACTGGCTTAAGCACTGCGGGTATCGGGCCGCCATCGTATCCCATTAGGGTGTTAACTAGTGCCGTCATCTCGGTAACGCTAGTGGCGGCCTCTATATCGGCCCGTAGCTCGGCCATCTCTGCCGCCAGCTCGTCGCTAACCGCCGTGGCCTGGCTCAGGCCCTCCCTTACCATCGCCATCAGCCGAGCCATCTGCCCTGTGGGGATATGGCGGCCGCGTGCGTCCTTGGGGCTAGGCTCTATCACCACGCTGCCCAGCAGGCCAAAGGGGTCTTTGCCCTCGTGCCGGGCACTAGGGGCAAAATGCACCGTCCTCCCCTGCGGTGTCATCTCTGCATAGCCTATCATGTCGGCCATGCGTCTTATTTGCTTGTAGCTACCCTGCCCTAGTATGTCGGGCACCATGTAGCCCGGCCCATCCTCCTTGGACTCTTTGGCGTGCGCTATAAATATCATGTCCACACGGCGGCGGCGTAATTGATCGACGGCGTCGCCAAATTTTTTGGCCAGTAGTCCGTAGCCAGCCAAGGTGAGTACCCCTGTTAGAGGGTCAATGGGCAAAGGCTGCTTATTGCTGCCCTTAATTGGGATAATCATCTTATCCTTGATGTCCTGCACCACATACCCCAGCAGGGTATCCAGCGTGTCCACCACCAAGGTCTTATAATTGTCTAGGACGGGACTCTCGATGAGCTCCACAAAGTCCTGCCAGCTATCCATGCTAAGGACATCCGTCTGTCCTATAGCGCGATGGCTGCCATTGTCGGTATCCACAAGTAGCGGGGTGTCTGCGCTCATGGCTAGGCTCGTTTTACCGATACCCGGCATGCCGTATATTACGGCCACTAGTTGCCGCACCTCTTTGGGCGCGTGTTTAGAAATAATTTTCATGGTTGTAGGGGGGTGGGGTTAGGGGTTTAGGGGCTTGAGATGTTTGAGCCCAGATAAAGTTAGCCAGCCGCCCGCTTCGGTGGGCCTGATGTAGATAGGCATGCGCCTATCATTAGGGTCGCTGGCTTCTACTTCTACAATTACTTCTACGCGCCACCTACTACCTATGGGGTACTTATCATACACCGTAGGTTCAGGCTGTGGCTCTGCCTCCTGCCATGGCTTATTGAACTCGCCCGCCTCTATTAGGGCGTACAGCTCGTCCCAAAGTGGGTCGAGGCGTTGGTAGCACTTATTACCCAACCTTGAGTGGTATAGCATATCACCTAAGGACGTATAGTGGGTGCCCCACGCGCCGCCCTCATCTGCGTTGTACTTATTCCGAGATTTACGCACTACCTCCAAATACTTGGGCGGTAGGTGTAGCAGCCATTCGGCCGCTGTCTTTGTTTTTACTTCCATCGTTGTAGGGGGGTTAAGATTGTATCACAAATGTAGTACACATTATAACACGTGTCAAGTCTTAGGCTATCTTTTTTTGTTGGTCAGCACTTGCATCGTTACAGGCGTGCGCCTGGTATGTGTGTATATCGCATAGCGCAGCGCGTCCAGTAAGTGGTCTTGCGCCTTTACTGGCTCGTTGAGGGTCTCGCCGTCCTTGGTTTTACGCCACACATACGCCGTCTGCTCCTTGTGCAGCCTTACGTTACCCGCATGGCTACGCAGGCGTGGCCACAACTGTAACACCCGGTCTATGCCCGCCTTAACGTCCTTGGCCGCTGGATGCGCGTTAATGCGCCCTATGCCCTCGGATGGCAGTCCCCTGCTCAGCAGCTCTATGCTGGCAGGCTCCGCGCTATCGCAGTACACCGGGGCCGCACGCGCTACCCCCAGCTCTTGCATCTTACGGGCTATATCCACGATGGTCAGGCCCGTCTCATATAACAGCTCTTGGATGTAGTAGTTATCCTGATAGACGGCCACCCGCACCAACGCCGTAGGGCTGTTACTGTAGCCAAAGTCCAGGCCGTAAAACACCTCAGCAGGGCGCTCTGGCATCGTGTCAACGACCGTAAAGGCAGGGTAGATAGTGCCCTCCACCTGGCCCCAGGTGCCTAGCCCATATACCTGCCAGTGGTACGGGCTAATTGTCTGGTACCGCTCGTACTCTACTTTGACCTCCTGCGGCAAAAAAGGGTTATCGCGGTACGTCGTTGTGTGATATGCCGCATTAGGTAATGGGCCTTCGGAAAAAAAGTAACGATATATCCAATTGTGGGTGCTGATTGGGTTATAGGTCAGCAGCATCTGGCTGCCCGCCAAGCGGGCGCGGCGGTTGACCTCGCCAAAGTCATCAAGATTGAGTTCAGTGGCCTCCTCCAGCCAGTAGTAGCCCACGCCCTTGAGCGATTTTATTTTTTCTGGGTTATCCAGGCCCCCGAACCATATCAGG